TACTACTTAAACTAGGAGGAACACATGGCAGAGGTTGAATATGCTGGCGTAAAAGTCAGTGGTGGCAAATTGCTTCTTATCCTCCCATTAATTGGTTCCTTAGGTGGTGCCTTATGGGGTGGATTTGAATTTTATAAAGATTATATGGATATGAAGGAACAGATCCAGGAATATGTTGCACCTGATCTATCCGGATTTGATAAACGATTAGAAGTTCTCAGTGAGGAATTGGTAGCAATCAAAGAGATTAGTGCCTCTCATGTAGAGATTATAAGCGTTTATGGTGATAAATTAGAATTTATGCAAAATGGTATTGAGGCCAATGAGGCATCAAACCGAGATATGAAATCAGATATGAGACAAGATATTGCTCATGTTGAAAAGATTGTGGATGCAGTTGAGGATGACATCCAAGAGATTACTGCTGATGTAAGATCAATGATTGACAATGCAGAAGAACGTTTTGAAAATAAGAGAGACGCTCTGCAAAATGATTATGACCAAGCCGCTACACAGCAACGGAATGATTACGATCAGAGAGCAGAACGTCTCAATAACAATATCTCACGGGAGTTGAGAGCCCTGGAACAAAGATTGCAAAGTAAATTGCAACGTGCCCTGGATAATCCACTCGCTAATTAAAGGCATTAAGAACGTGCAACTGAATCAAAATGCGCGTGCTGAGAAATTGCTATTCCTTTCTGTCGTGCATGGCAAGAGCAATGATACCATAGTGGATGACCTTTTTTAGGTCGTCCCTATTGAATCCTTCTTTTTTGCCATAACGCTGACAATACTTAATCACATTACCTAGGGCAAAACCCATACCGTGACCCATATCTTCAATAATTTGGGTTGATTGGTATTTGTTTTGTGAATAATGTGCACTGTATGTGCCATCAATATAGTCTTGCATTTCCTGAAGAATATTTTTCTCATTAAATGCATATTCAATATCATCACCTAGATTAAAACTCAATTGCAAATCTCCAGATGTAATATCCATTTCCAACATATTTTCATATGCCTCATTCATTGATGTCATATATGGATCATCAATTTTGATTGTAAAATCTTTTGGTGATTCAGCATTCATCTCATTACATCTCCAAGTAGGTAGCTTTCATAATTATTTAGGTCCAGTTGGATTACATCATATTCTTCCATTGCACTGGAACCTTCAACAGTTGCCATTGATTTAAATTCTTGTTTTACAAGTTTTACAAAATCATCACGTGCAACATTGTAATTTTGTTGTGCAAATTCTTGGCCGGCAAACACGGCATTTCCCATTTTAGACATCTAGATCATTCCCATAAGCATACATTTGGTATCCAGTGAATCCGGCAAATGCCGCAACCACAAGATTCAAAAAGATTTCACCCATTGTAAGTGAATTTTCCATACACTTACCATCACAGTCGGCACCAGCAGTACCTAGAACCATAAAGAATGCAAGTACCATCAAAATAGTTCCAATTCCTTTAAACACAAAAACCATCTTACCAAACCTTTCTATCTTCTTCATTATCCCAACCATACATGTACTCATTGATTTGATCCATTGTCATAGAGCCACGTTCGATTCGTGCACCTTTACCAGTACCGGCAGGGTACCAGTGAGGGTTATAAGGGCGACCATAGTAGCGATCTGCAGAACCACGGTCTTGTGGTGAGCCGTGTACCGGCAATCCATCATTTATTTTTACAATAGCCATTATGCCACCTCCTCATACTGTTCTTCAACTGCAAGCATGAACTGTGGTTCGATAAGATCAAAACCAAAGTCTGCAACCACATAGGTTGAACCAGAGTCTGTGATCAGAATATCACCAACAGATACAGAATGCATCCGAGCAAACCGAGTATATTTTTCCTCAGGGCCGATATTACCAACCTCGAATGCCTCATCAAGAGTTTCCACATCTAGATTTGCTACATGTTTGTAGTGTTGGATATTATCCATCAGGCGGAACGAATTGCCCTTACCATAAAACATAGGGAATTGACCTGTTGCCTCGATAGCATCTGAAGTCATTTGGTATACACGAATCATAATCTCTCTCCTTTTTGATTATGATACTATTATATCACGCCTTTTTGCATATGTAAACACTTTTTTTAAAAAAAATTAAAAAAAGTTTTGTGGTAGAACAATCACTTAGCATTTTTTTTATATTTTTTTTCAAAAAGATTTTCCCAATTGTCTGGTAGATCAAAATTTGCCTCCAGATAATGGTCCGGATATTTGTTACGGCTCTGTTCCAATAGGGCAACATAGTCCATATCCTCTGGATCAACCTCCCATGGCGAACCTGATGCAAAGGTAAATTTGGTATCACCACTTGTATTGTGCATTTCATGTGGCCATTTGCCACTCATCACAAAGGGTTTATCAATTGCTGTTGGTGTTACTGTTGTGTCCTTGCCAATAAAAACAAGATCATCAACATTGCCTTGGAGAACATACCTAATTTTGTGTTGGACCGTATTGAACATACCAGGGCTACAATCAATGTGTGGTGGATTTTTCTGACCATTTGGTGTGGTAATAATCATAATCCGACTACGCATTTTTTGGAATTTAAATAGGACATCCTCACACCATTGCTGGAGTTTGGGCATTTCGTTGGCCCATGGCATCCAGATGAGTTCACCTGTTTTGTTCGGATCGTGCATAATAGGAACATGGTAGCAATTTCTATATTCATCATCATATATCTCATTCACATTTAAATTATTCAAATAATCTAAATAATCCAATGGTGGATTTTCAATGTCCAATGGGAGATATAAGAGATTATCAATGTTCATTGATATACTCATTTACATCAGGAAAGATTTTGGCAATTGCCTTGGCACATTCAATTGCAATACCCTGATGTTCCCTTTGTGTTCCATTACCGGAACGTAGTTCAATAAAATGGATCCATGAACGAAGTGTGCCATTGACATAGAGACGAGACATTGTACAACCTTCTGGTAGGACTGCCCGTGCCTGTTCCTTGGCAATACCATTATCAATGGCCCATTTATAAACCTCAAGTGATTTTTCAATAACCTCTTGTTGTTTCATATCCCACATATCCTGTGTCTGGATGGGTGCTGCATCAATAGAGTTCTGTCGGTTCTTTGGATCCTGTAACCTTGCCCCACGGCGAACAAATTGTAGATCATCTGTCGGATCTGCATATCGTTGGGAGAACTCTTGGAATGAAAATGACCGATGCCGTAGAATCTGCCGTGCAATATCACGGGTAGTTTCAATTTCTAGGCAAGCAGACACCATTTCGAAAGGTGACCAATGTTTGTGTTTTGCAAGATAACGTAGCAGTTTTGCCGACGTTTCCGTGTTAAGTTGGTTCGATGGATTGGAGACACGGGCGCAATACGCCACGAGTTCCTGTATATCATTGCCGACATAGAGATCCTCCGGGGTTTGTGAATAGGAAATAAGTCTTACGCTCATAGTTTAAAATCCTTAAATTTGGACATCTGTTCATGTGAGTCCGATTTTTCAAATACTGGTGTGTCGTCGGTTAACGTTTGTTGGGAATCATCCACATCAAACAAGCGCATACGACTTCGGTCAACTCCAACAACAAATCTTTTATGATGTGTAGGATCGTTATACCGATTTTTAAGTTGTTTGACCATAATTTGACCCTGTTGTTCCAACTCCTCAGTGGAGATGAGGGCAAACATGAGGTCGGCCGTAGCGGGTAGTCCAAAAGACTCAGATGTATCTTCAAGCCCAACATCCGTGTTAGAATAACCACTGCGAGTCGTCTGCGTTGCAGAGAAGATCGGTACGTCGAATTCAACCGCAAGACCTCGTAGTTCCTCAGCAATTGCCTTAATGTAAGTGTATGAATTAATAGCACCACCCATTCCTTTCATTCGTGAACTTGAGCAAATATTTAGGTAGTCAATAAAGATAATATCTGGCACAAATTGTTTTTTGAGTTTCAGTTCGTTGAGTAGTGCACGGAAGTGACCAGCATGGGCAGAACCAGTTGGATATTCTTTAACAACCAACCGACCGGTTGTTTTACGAGCAAGGTCAGCAATTTTGGATGTAAACATATCCTTGGATAATTTATCCAATTGGTCAATAGGAACATTTAATAGGTTCGCGTCAATACGTTCCGCAATACGTTCCTCTGCCATTTCCATGGTAATATAAAGTACATTTCTGCCTTCTACGAGAGTGCTTGCAGCAACATGACACATATATAAAGATTTACCGACACCAGTACCAGCAAGAGCAATGTTAAGAGTCTTATTTGGTACACCACCTTTTGTAATTGTGTTAAAATACTCGAGATCAAAAGGTATACGGTCTTCTTCTTTATGATAGAACTCATAGCGTTCCTCCACGTTTTCAATATAATCGTGACCAACATTGGTATCAAAGGCAACACCAAGAGCTTTGGTGAGTAGTTCTGGTAGAGCATTTTTAGTTAGGGTATCATGTTTTCCATCAATGATGGTAATGGATTCCATAACTGCATTATAGATTGCTCTATCCTGACACCACTTCTCAGTGTTGTTCATCAACCATTCTTCATCAACATCATCACCCTCGAATAGTCCAGATGCAATGTCAACTGCTGTGGTAAATTGGTCAGCCGATAAATTTGAGTGTTCGTTTAGTTCTACCAGGAAGGCTTCTTTCGAGGGGAGTTTGTTATATTTTGCAACAAACTTACCAGCCTCTTTAAATAGAGTCCGGTATGGCCCCTCGAAATAATCCGGTTTGATAAATGGTAGAACCTTTCGCATATACTTCTCATCCGTAAGAAGATTGCGTAATATGGTTTGTTCAATGCGTAAATTCATAATATGTATTATATACCATACTTAAGGTTTTGTAAATCAATTTCTTTCTTTGGCTTCAAACAATCCATTGTCTGGGTCTGTAAGTGCCGTTGTGAGAATCTCTGATAAAATATCTCCCACTGCCTCCTGTAATTCTATATTATCGGTTGTTACCCATTCGGGGTCCGGTGTTTTTAGTATTTCAAAATTAAACGAAAGATGGTCCTCGACTTCGTTAAAAGCCAAGGCACCAATTTGAACTACTGTTTCGTTAAATTTACCAGTCAGAATCCTAATGCCCCAATGATCATCTGATTCTGAATCTGTGATTAATTCATAGTCCGTGTTTTCTTTCATGATACCAATCCACCAGTAGCAAGTTTATTCATCAATGATATGCTCCATATCAACCATATCGCGATGTCCAATGGTATATTGCTTTTTAATAAACTCTTTGAAATCTGTATTGGCAATAACAGGTGCCCAGAATTCTTCTTTGAGTGTATCTGCCTCACGGACCTTACCTGATAGTACCTCACCACTAGCAGGATCAACGGCCTCATACCAACCATTGGATGGTTTACGAACATAATCACCGGCCATGGCTACATCAAGCAGACCAGACCATTTCTCTACACCACCTTCCCAGGATACCGAAATAGGAATCTTGGATTTTTCTTTAACGTAACGAGATTTTTCAACATTGATAACAAAATCATAACCAAGGACCTCGGTACCTTTTTTGTTTTGACGGCGACCAAGGATCCAAATGTTATCTGCAGAGTAGTAAATACCAGTACCACCAGAAACAATATCCTTAGGGAACAAACCTTGTTCCTTATAGGTATGGTTAATGGCAAGCAATGGAATATCCTTCATTGCAAGATATGGTGTTGTCATACGGAATAGACCTTTGAGTGCCTTTGCCCGTGACATATCTGCCACTGATTTTTCATTGATGGCATCCTCTAGTTCTTTTTTGGATGCCACATTACCAATAGAGTCAATGACCACAATAACCTTATCCTTACGCTCAAGGCCTTCCAATTGACCAATCAGATCAAATTTAAGTTCCTCAATATTAGTGATAGGGGTGTGCAGAACACGACTTGTATCAATACCAAATTGTTTGAAATATGATTGTGGTGAACCAAATTCTGAATCGTAAAACAACATTACGGCATCAGGATATTGATTCATGTATGCACCTGCCATGAGCAGAGCAAATGATGTTTTAAAATGTTTTGATGGACCGGCCAGAACAGTAAGTCCTGGTGCCAGTCCACCATCCATAGAGCCAGAGAGGCCCACGTTGACCATAGGGACATCCGTGGGTACCATATCCTTTTCATTAAAGAACTTTGACTCTGAAAGAACTTCTGTAGCCTTAAGCTTTGAGTTCTTTTTCAATTTATCCATAACAGACATATATGTTTATACCCTTTCTTTCTGTTCCCAGGCTAATTCTTCTTCAACGGCCTTCACTCGTTTTGTGAGCTCCTCAACTTGTTGTTGCAACATTTTATTTGTTACCACAGGGACGTGGTCCTTAGCAAATTGTTCCTTAATCCATTCTTGAGTTGCTGACATAATTACCTCCAGCTTCTTTATCATGAACACGTTTACGCAAATCACTTGACGAAAATCTGTGTTCACGTTTGTTGAAATATAACTGAATACCAAGACGACGGCATTCATCTTTACCTGTAAAATCTTGATCCCGGTATTCCTCACCAAGGATACGAAGATTAATTGGATACATTTGAATAATATCCAATAGGTCACTTTCGGTTTGATACACCAAGATCTCATCGACATATTTTACTGCCGCAAGTTGGGCGTATCGCTCCACAATAGATTGTACAGGAGAGTTTTTGGTGGGTCTATCAATAGATGGATCCACCTGTAGTCCACAAATGAGATAATCACATTGGGACTTTGCCTCACGCAACATTGCAATATGACCTGCATGTAGCAAATCAAAGGTTGATGCTGTCAAACCAGTTACCATTAATTTACTCCATAATATGATTTATACCAGGTCACAAATTTTTCCACACCTACCGAAATTGGTGTTGTTGGTTTATATCCAAGTTTTTGTAGTTTGGTAGTATCTGACCATGTTGCCTGCGTATCAGCAGGATGTTTCGGAACAAGGTTACGTTCTGCCTTGCGACCAAGTTGTTTCTCAATGTTGTCAACAAAGTCCACAAGTTGTACCTGTTCGCCATATCCAATATTATATATTTCTTTTTGATCGGAATCTTGCAAACTTTTTTCTAAGATAATTTGAATTCCTTGGACAATATCATCCACGTAGGTAAAGTCACGGATCATATCACCATAGTTAAATAGGTCAATAGGTTTATCATTTGCAATTTTATTTGTAAAATCAAACAGTGCCATATCAGGGCGACCCCATGGACCATAGACAGTAAAGAATCGTAGACCAATGGCAATATCCAATTGTGATGCCATAAATTGTGATTCGTTGGTTGCCTTTGAATATCCATAAGGATTCAATTGATAACCAAGTTTCTCATCCTCGGTCCATGGTAATTCATTACCCGCCATCACACATGATGTGGATGCATATACTACCTTGGATACACCACCAGATTTACACGCCTCAATAAGATTGTGGGTGCCAACAATATTATTACTGATATATTGTTCTGGAAATTCCAGTGAGTGACGAACCCCAGCATATGCTGCCAAGTGCATTACAATATCTGGTTGGTGAACACGGAACCATTCATGCAAGGCACTTACGTCACGTAGGTCAACCTTATTAACAATAATACCGTGTTGGTCCAATAGTTCAATTGCCCGAGACTCTTTGAGCATCGGATCATAATATGTATTGTAATTATCAAAACCGACTACGGTGTGACCATCTGCTTTTAGTTTTTGTGCCAGGTGGAATCCAATGAAACCAGCAAGACCAGTGATTGCAATTTTTGCCATTTATAATACCTCCATCTTTAGTATTATACTATATAGTCGGTCAAATGTAAACAACTTTTTGTTCCTTTTCACGGTCATCAAGTTCATACTGGGAACGATATTGGTTGTTGAGTTCAATTACTTTTTCCAATAGTGGGAAATTTGTAGCATTGGCAAGGGCATTAGTATCCTTAGGGAAACAAGCACCACCATAACCACGTTTACCTTCTGGTCCAGGAACCTGCATATGACTGGTACCAATACGTGGATCCAGTTTCATTGCATTGGTAATCACATTGAAGTTGGCACCAACCTCATCAATGATGTCTTTATATTGGTTAAACCATAGGACCTTTGTTGCCAGGAATGAATTAATTCCATATTTTACAAATGCTGCCTCACGAGCAGACATATGGACAACTGGTGCGGGATTACACTGACTATATTTTTCATATAGTTTTTCTACCTGTGCCGTAATTTGTTTATGACCACCAAAGATGTGCATGGGTGGATTTACAAAATCTGCCAGGGCATTTGCCTCAGTCAAAAATTCTGGATTGTAAACTACCTTATGATTTTCCATCTGCAAGGCATGTACAATATCTGGTACAACTGTTGATTTGATAATGATAGGACAGTTAAATTTATTTAATTGCCAAACCACATCCTGGACAATGCTGGCATCAATTTTACCATCAGCACCAAATGGTGTAGGAACACAAACAAAGGCAGCATCAATTGTTTCTGGTAAATCATCCACGGTTGTATTATAGAGTGGATCAACCAAATGTTTTGTGACATTGGTTGTAGAAAATCCATGGTCGACTGCCTTACCTACGTAGCCGTGTCCCACGATTGCGATATTGATTTTTTTCATATAATATTCTCCTTATGATATTATATAGTAAAATTACTTTTTCTGGTTGCACAAAGGTAATGTACAACCTTCCTCAATTGCTCTTGCCATGTATTGTGTTTCAAATTGTTTCACAATAGAAACTTCAATAGTAATTGTTTCATCAAGGATAGGATCAAACTCTGTAATCACTTTACGTGAAATAGGACTACCATACACATCCAAATATGGTATATTATTTTCTGCCATGATACGAGTCATCATAGCATTTGTTTTATCCTTACCTTGGTATGCATAACCACGAGTATAAAACCCTGATGCTGCCGCTGTTAATCCAAGTTTTAAAAGCAAATCATTGTGATAGCAACCATAAACCAAATCACCAATATATTCATAATCACGCTTTTCTTTTGATTTAACAAAAGTAAATACGTTACCATTAGGAACCAATTTACCTAGGTAGATGCCTTTTTGCTTTAGATTTGTTTCGATAGTAGTCATTTGTTCTCTCCTCATTATATAGTATTATTCTATCATAAAACGAGAACAATGTAAACACTTTTTTTTAATTTTTTACAAATTTTTATAGACATATTCCAAGGCACGGTCTGCCTCTTTGTCCATTGGTCGGTTTTCGTACCATTTACCGGTATCATTATCAAACTGCCGACACAGTTGAGAGATCTCTGCAGCGGTAATGGCATATTTATTTTTGGTGGCATTACCAGCAACGGCAACCATAATCTGATACATTTTATGGTACCAACCAGTCTTATTAATTGTTTGATATTCTGCTGCCAATTGTTTGGGCCAGAATGGACAATCCTGATATGATGCCCAATTATAATCTTGATCCAATTTTGATTTACGATATTCCAGAATTTGTTTTTGCATCTCATTTGGTAACCGATCAAAGAAACTATTTAGATTTTGTTTCTGTGGCATTGGATGTTTAAACATCAATTCATTAGGATCAATAGGATCCCCGTCATGATTACTGAATATAAAATTAAAAGCGCCATTATATCTCGCAGGGATGTAATACATTCTAGATAGGTCTTTAGTCTGGCGGTCTGCGAGGTCACCGAGTTCGACATTGAGTGAGTACCAGAATGATTTGATGGAATCCCGTTCAACCGATGTTGTAAGTGGGAATACAAGTCGGAACTTCGGTTCCATGCCTGTGCTGCTTGCCGTAGAATAACAAACAAAGCGATAATGACCAAAACGCTCGACCAAAACATCTTTTAAATTTCCTTCAAATATAAAATCATCCACATCCACGGCGCACCAACCAGACCACTCAACAACGGTATCATTTTTCCGAGTAGTGTCTGGTTGATATACAGCAGGAGAGATGAGTTGTGCATCTTTTTTACTATCCAATGGCATATTGGATAGATCATATAACATTTTCTCAAACGCATCAAATGTTTCCATCTTGATACGCTGATGTGTTTTATTATCAAATAGGTTTTTGAATACTGTAAATTCAATCATAATGTATTATACCATAAAACACAGGCAAAGTAAACCTATTCGTCGTCCATCCAACGAAGTAGAGAATTACGATTACGATCCAGTGCAGGATACCACACTGCCTTGGTTTTAGTTGTAATGGAAGGTTGTTCCATTATTTCACGAAACTTTGCCAGGTCCTCTTCGTTACGGATACGAACAGTAATTTTGGCATACGCCTCGTTTTCTTCTTGTACAAATTCTGGCATATTATCCCAATCATAAGGTGTTTGTTCATCCTCGTCACCAGAAAGGATAAACAGGTTATTAGAAACATTATCAACATTTAGTTTATTCGTTGCCATCATCATCTCCATCGTGTTGGTCTGCAGGGATTGCTTTGAGTACCATACCATATTCGTTGGTACCTTTAGGAATATTTAGACCTTCTTTTTTCTTTGGTTTTTGAACAAACACAGAGTAGTTCACATCATGATGCCAACGACCCCATTTGAATGCAACCTTGACAACATCAGGGTGTTGTGCCACAAGTGAATCAGCAAATTCCCTACGATTATCAAAGTCACCACCACTCCGAGCATGTCGGTCACCAGTCTGTTCAACATTATAAACAGTCTCAGTGTTGCCACCTTTCATGGTCATGGTTGCTGCCTTACCAACAAGGAAGTTGTTGAATAGCATAGTACAATGACCATCCTTGAGTACACGCAATGACAAATCAGTGTCCTCGTTATACCGACCACGCCAACGTTGTGGCAATGAATTATCAATTAGGATACAAGAGTAAATTCTTGTGTTGGTATAATATGGTGGTTTACGAACCGTGGCAGGAGCAAAGAATGCATAGTTCATACCTGCCAATTTTACATTTTCATACCGGTCAACAAAGTCCTCAAGGATCCGAAATGATTTACCAGTTGTCATTCTGGTTTTCAGATTACGATTCAGACGATAGATGTGTCTCATATTATCGTCCAGAATCCAATGTTTTTTATGCCCTTCAGAGATGGAATGTTCCCATACAAAGTTACGAACGGGAATAGAACCACCAATGAAACCAGTTGTTTCGTCTGGTTTTGCATATAATGGATTATCCCTGAAGTCTGTAGGCAGAGGCAGAATTTTGTGCTCTGGTACATGTTCGGCATATTTGTCAAACTCTGATTGTTCCACAACAATACGGTATGGAACATTCAACTCTTCAAGAGTACGCTGAGTCATACGCGAATCCCAGCGACCCTTGGAAATAATATAAATTGGATATTTTGGATTCATCATAGTTGTATTATACCATAACTTAGGTTAAATGTAAAACACTTTTTAGGTCTGGTTCAGAATAATTTGGTCCCTTTAATACCTTACCATCTTCACGGTAGATAGGTTTACCATCCTCACCAAGTTTGGACATATTTGATCTCTGCACTTCGGCAAAGCAATCATCAAGGTTAATACCAAAGGCATGTCCAGCGCCATAGGTCACATATAGAATATCGGTTAGGGCATCTGCCACTGCAACAACATCCTTTTGATTGCAGGCATCCCAGAGTTCTTCCAACTCTTCTGCAATCAATTCAATCCGAAGTTCTACTGTTTCGGCATTTGGAAACTCTGGAGAGGTCTTTACCTCTTGTCCAAAGGTTTCCATAAATTCTTTTACCATCACATTATTAGTTTTAAACATTCCAATATCCTTGCATTATTTCGTATGTCTGTTCCCATCCATCAACCTCATGGACGGTACCAAATAGTTTTACTTCCTGGGCAATGTCATAATCATTGCCACCCTTTTGACATTTATCTCCAAAGAAAACAATGTCCTGAGTCTCTGTATCAAAGTCGGCAAGTATTTGCGACTTGCCAGCGCCAATAGGCATAATG